CCACGTAGGGGTTTTACTACCTACGTGAGAGATACTGAAAAGTATCTTAGCATACATGTTTATTGTCATGTGCTACAACTGACATCGTGCGGCTCTGGAAACCTATTAAGGTTACTGTCTATCCTTATTGTTATGGTTTTAATATAACAAATGGCTATTCAGGAACACTATCTTATTAGGGGTACTTAAAAACCAACAACGTTATACATTCTGTATAATAAGAACTGTAAATATTCAAATTCTTGAAGTATTCACATATCTTTGGACTTCTAGATGTGACCGGGGACATAAATCCTCAATTAATCATTAATTAATTAAATGTTATTTATGAAACACAGTCGTACATCTATAAAATCTTTTCCATTGCGACTTAAAGCTCCTTCTAAGAAGGTTCCTAAATGTGAGATCTTTGGTAAAGAAGCAACAGGATGGGTAAAATATTTAATCACCACTGTTGGTGTAACGAAAGACGTATTCTGTCCAACCTTGTTTGATATATATTTTAAATACATAAATCATGTATCTAAACACAAAGGAATTCGGAATGCCGTACTAATCAACAAAGCAATTAGAACAGTTGTTACTAAGTACTTAGCTAGGGATATTTCTATCGATAGGAAAGGTATCAAATTAACAAAAGACTGTTTGCCAGTGAAATTAGGACCTATATGTAAGATTTTACGTACAATAAGGCAAAGAGAAGGAAATGAGGATTTACGTAAAGAGTCGGTAAATTCTCAAATACTTCAAATTGTCTTATCAGTATTAAATTACACAAGATCAATCGTTTTACGGGCTATACCAGATATTGGGTCTATAATACAACCTATATCAGTCAATTTACCACTTGACTTAGAGGGACAAATTGCTAAATTTGCTAAACGTCTTATACGTCTCGTAAAAAGTCGGAGACAATATAAGATGCTAGGTCGAGATAGAATGTTGTTAACCTTTAATGGTGATAGCGACGAGCCACATCTAACATCTAAAGTAGGGCCCACCGGAGTACAAGCTTTATATTCTTGTCTTGATGATCTGGAGAATTTACCAGATTCATTAATTCAAAGTATAAAAGTACTAGGTGGTCCTAAAGTAGGCCTAAGGATAGATTCAATCCTCACGTGTCTCCCTGAATTAAGGGAATGTATGGAACAACCGACAATCCTTAAGAAGGGTAAAGTTATTCCTTCAAAAGTATTTAGGAAAATTTCATACTTCTCTGATCCAGAGGGTAAAACGAGAGTAATCGCTATTGGTGATTATTGAAGTCAAAATGTTTTACTTTTTCTTCATAATCAAATTTATAAGCTCCTCTCATTTATACCTCATGACGAAACTTTTGAGCAAGGCAATGAAACATGCCGTAGCTTTAAGTTTGACGGTCAAACACGGTACTTCTGTTATGATTTAAAGTCCTTTACGGACAGGTTTCCTATAAGATTAATAAGAATTCTTTTAACTTATCTAATAGGTCCTATCAAAGCAGAAGCATGATACAACATTATGGTAGGTTATCCTTT